TAAATGAGGTGTTAGCACAAACGCAACCATTTAATTCAATGCAAAGAAATGCGGGAATGGGAATGGTTCCATCTTATGCTGGAGCACCAACCGAAGTATCATCTGGTACAATGAATTTTGATTCAACCTCAACTCATACATTGGGTGCACAAAATATAGCACAACAAATGGGTTATGGTGATATGGCACCAAAGCAAGGTTTAGGTGTTCAGACGGGAAATCCTACATTAGATAAAGCTTTGAATAGAGATTATTCTCAGTTAATGAAGGCAATGGATAAAAAGAAAAACTTTAGACCAGGAATGGGTTAATAGATTATGGCAGTTAGATTAAGTTCAAAGATAGTAAAAGATACACCAACTTATAGTGATTATGCTATTGGTATAACTTTACCATTGACTTTTGGAAATAATACATTTGAACAATCGTATCTAACAAATGAACAAGTAAAATCTAATATTAAGAATTTACTTTTAACTAAAAGAGGTGAAAGAGTATTACAACCTGATTTTGGAAGTGGTTTGCAAGAATTACTTTTTGAACAAAATGTAGATGATTTAGAGGGCAAAATTGAAGATACGATAAACGAAAGTTTACAGCAATGGTTACCCTATGTTACAGCTGAGCAAATTAATATTGAATCAACTGATGAGTTGAGAGATAACAATAGATTAAATGTTTCAATCGATTTTAGAATCGGTGAAGATGTTACATTGGATAATGTAACATTTATTGTACAGGGATAATAAGATATGGCAATTACAAAAACAACAAAAAACTTTAAGAATAGGGGTAAGGATATTAAATACCTCAATAAAGATTTTGCTCAATTTAGAGGAAATCTAATTGAGTTTGCTAAAACTTATTTTCCAACAACTTATTCTGATTTTAATGAATCATCACCTGGTATGATGTTCATTGAAATGGCATCATATATTGGTGATTCACTTTCATATTATATTGATGATACTTTAAAAGAATCATTGATGGTTCATGCTGAAGATATTGAGAATGTAATTGCTCTTTCACAATATTTGGGATATAAACCAAAGGTAACATCTCCATCAGTAACAACACTTTCAGTTTACCAATTAGTTCCTGCAACTGGAACTGGTGTAAATAATACTTACGATGAAACTTACTTACTTACAATCAAAGAAGGTATGCAAGTTGAATCCAATAATGGGGTATCTTTCATAACACAAGATGTTTTAGATTTTAAAGATTCAACAGATAGAGAAATAACTGTTTACCAAACAGATGCAAATACTGGAGAGATAACATTCTATTTGGTTAAGAAAAAGGTAAATGCAATTTCGGCAGAAGTTGTAACTCAAGAATTTGAATTTGGGGCATATGAGGCATTTAGAACTATTACATTAAATGATACAAATATTATAGATATCTATGATATTAGAGATACTGGTGGGAACAAATGGTATGAAGTTCCTTATTTAGCTCAAGAGTTAGTATTTGTGGATTATCCAAATACCGAAACAAATGACCCAGATTTGTATCAGTTTAAATCAACTGTTCCATATATTTTAAACACATTAAAAACTCCAAAAAGATTTACTAAAAAAGTAAATGGGGATAGTACAACTACTATTCAATTTGGTGCTGGAGACCCAACCGCTAGTGATGAAACACTAATTCCATCGGTTAAGAATGTTGGATTGGGGCTACCAAATTCTATTTCTAAATTGGAAGCATCTTTTGACCCAACAAACTTCTTAAAAACAAAATCATATGGAACATCTCCATCAAATACAACACTCACTGTAAAGTACTTAGTGGGTGGTGGTGTAGAATCAAATGTAGCTAAAGGGACTATTACAAAAATAAAATCAGTTGAGTATGAAGAAGATACTCAACTATTAACTCCAACCCAATTAGCAATTTATAATTCAACTAAAAATTCATTGGCAATAGATAATGAAGTTCCTGCAACTGGTGGTAAAGGTGGTGATACAATTGAAGAAATCAGACAAAACGCTTTAGCAAACTTTGGTTCTCAAAATAGAGCAGTAACTGCTAAGGATTATCAGGTAAGAGCATTATCAATGCCAACTAAGTTCGGTTCGGTTGCAAAAGCGTACGCTACTGCAGATGGTACATTGGATAATAACTCACCATCATCAATTCTTTCTTCACCAAAAGCAATGCAAGAGTTTACTGATTTGGTAATGAGTTTTGTTGATAAGCCAGATAGTGAAGAACCAAATAGAAGAACTGTACAAGAGGAAATACAAAAATTTTTAGTTGGTAAAACTTCAAATGATAATGAAAAAAATAATCCATTTGCAATCAACCTTTATTTATTGGGATATGATTCTGATGGCAAACTTTCTACATTAAACAGAGCAATAAAAGAAAATATAAAAACATATTTAAACGAATATAAAATATTAACCGATGGTGTTAATATTAATGATGGGTTTATTATTAATATTGGAATTAATTTTGAAATAATTACAATGCAAAACTATAATAAATCCGAAGTAGTTGCTGAATGTATTCAAGAACTAAAAGATTATTTTAATATTGATAATTGGACATTTAACAACACAATTAATCTTTCTGAATTAGAACTAATTATAGCTAATGTTGATGGAGTGAGTTCGGTTCCTAAATTAGAAATAGTAAATAAGTGTGGTGGGCGATATTCACCAAATTCTTATAATATAGAAAAGGCGATTAAAGATAAGATTTTATATCCATCTTTAGACCCATCGGTTTTCGAAGTTAAGTTTCCAAATGCGGATATTAAAGGGAGAGCAAGATAATGGCATACTATTTCCTCACAGCATCAAAAGATGCATCGGTTTACTTACAACAACCTGACCAAAATACTGGTTTAGATGAAGTATTAGAGGTAAGTAAGGTTTACTATGGTAACATCAAAGATGTATCCAGAGCTCTTCTTAAATTTGAATTAGGTGGGGTATCCCAAAGTATTTCAGATGGTGATGTTCGTTTAGATGAAGCTAAATTGATTTTAAAAGAAACCGATTCTGAAGAACTTCCGTTATCGTTTACTTTAGAGGCATATCCAATTTCTCAAAGCTGGGAAATGGGTAAGGGTACTCGTTTTGATGATATTACAACGGGTGGTGTAACTTGGAATAATAGAGAAGGTGATACTACTTTAAGATGGTTACAAACAGCTGAATTTAGTGATGTATCTACTGGTTCATATGAAGGTAAAGGTGGTACATTCTATTATGGAACATCTGCTACTCAAAACTTTGAATATTTGAGTAAGGATGTAAATATGGATGTTAAGGATATTGTTAAGTCTTGGCTTAGTGGTTCAATCGTAAATGATGGTATTATTGTAAAATTACCATTTTCGGCTGAAACCGATACAAACGATTATGGTATCCTCAAATTCTTCAGTAAAGAAACCAATACAATTCATCAACCAAAACTTAGAATAGGTTGGGATGATTCATCTTTTGCAACTGGTTCGTTGACCGAATTAACATCAGAAGATATAAAAGTTGGAATTAAAAGTTTTAAAAAAGAATACAAAGTAAATACAACTCCAAAGTTAAGAGTGGTTGGTAGGGATTTATATCCAATCAAAACATTCTCAACAACGGCTCAATATGGTATCAGTAAATTTTTACCAACAACATCGTATTATCAGATTTCAGATTATCATAGTGGTGATGTAATTGTTCCATTTGGGAATTATACAAAACTAAGTTGTGATAGTAGTGGTAATTATTTTAATTTAAATTTGTCTAATTGGGAAGTTGATAGGGTTTATAAGATTGAATTCAAAGTAGTTGTTGATGGAACTTCTTACTTCTTTGATGATGATTATACATTTAGTGTAATAGCATAAGATGAAACAAAACGCTGGTTTAAGAGATGAAAGACTTTTAGAAGAACTTAGAAGGAAAGGGTCAACCGCACTTCCATCTAAGAATGATAAAGGTGTGCGTATTTCTAAAAAGGATGTTAGGCCAGAAAGACCTTTGGTAAAGGGAGCTCCAATACAACCACTACCACCTGCTACAAAAGTTGAAAGAAAGCTTGATTTAGTTGACCCTCAAAATATAAAGAATGACCCAAACTATGGGTATATAAGTGAAAAGGAAATTGATGGTGGAATCGTTAGTGGTAAACTGGTAAGACCTAACTACAATATTGATGAGTTAAAAAAATCAGTAGATACTCGAATATTCGAACTAATACCGCAAGAATTTCCTGAAGGACCTCCAATGGTTCTTAAATCAATCTACGATGATGCATTGGAAAGAATTGATGATTTAACATTGGAAGTTCAGAGATTGAATATTGTGGTATCTGATTTAAGTGCACAAATATCTGAATTGGAAATTGTTAGTGAAAGTTTAAAAGTACAAGCCGATAATGAAATCCTAAGAGCAAACATTTCTCAGAATCAAGCAACAATAGCAAACGAACAAATAGCAGCATCAACGGTTGATTTACAAAACGCTATTCAAAACTCACTCAATGAAGCAATTCAGAGAGTATCGTTAACCGCTAGAAATGAAGCTTTACTTCAAGAGAATACAACATTAAGAGAACAACTATTTGGACAGAGTGCACAACTTGCCGCTGGTGCTGAATCATTAAGTGAAACTGTTGCTGTTAACAGTATGCAGAAAGACCCTGCTAAAGGTGATATCTATGGATTCGCTAAAAAGAAGCGTAATGGTGGATGGCAAGGTTGGCAAGCTGGGCAGAAATTTGAAATTGTTAATAGTGGAGATGAATCCGTTAGCGTTACCTTAGTAAAGGGAGGTGATAGTAGTTGGTACACATTATCTCCAACCGGCGGAACTCCATTTACTGTTGCTGCTGGTGAAACTAAGTCATTTGAATTATCTCCAAATAAAGATAATATCAATGGTAGAAGGCCAACTGGTTTAGGAAAAGCTAGAGAATATGATGGTACATTGACTGTTAAACTTTCAACAGGTGAAAGTGTGATATTTAATACTAAACTTAGAAAAGTAAGAAAGTAAAATGGCAATTAAGACATTTAAAGAAATAATCGAAAACAAAGGGTATCGAATCTCTTCGAAAGATAGAGAAATATTCGAACAGGGTACTCTACAATCATTCTTCGGATTTTCGGATTCGGATATGATTGAGTTTATCGTTTATGATATCAATGATAATCAATTACCTCAAGGTGAAGATGGTAAGTTGGTTAGATACATTC